CTGTCTTGTGCCAGTTGGGAGGGCGTGAGTCCGTGGATTTGGTATCCCTCCAGTTTCATCAACATCTTTTCCAGCACCTTGATGTATGCGGTGAACGCAAGGTCACGCTCAGGTGTGGGATGTACGCTCTTGTACCTTACTCCAACTTGTGCATTAGTCATCTCGTACTTCAGCGGTGACATCAGGTCACGCCATAACTTTGCGTGATGTGTTCGCTTGATCTTGTCGGTTCGTTGTGCGTTCTTATCAGCGAGTACCTTGTCACGCAGTGCATACCTCTGATTAAGCACATATTCTTGGTACTCCTCAAGCGTCTCAGGTACTTTGATTTTCGCCTTCCTGAAGGTTTCTTTGACGTCCTCGGGAAAGGATGTGGGCAACGGCTCACGCATCAGATGGTTGTGAAGCTGCTTTGCGCTGAGTTTGTAGAGGTTGACTTGCTTGGGCGGTGTTCGCCTGATGTGTCGGGTATCCATGACTAATGCACCTTTTAATGTTGAGGGGTACGAAACTGTCCGTAACTAATCGCATCGGACAAGACATTGGACATCGCAAGACCGCATGAACACTGGCTCTCACGAAACCTGTCTCGATTATATATCGTTTTTAAATAACAAACAAACCAAAGGATAAAAGCAAGGGTGTCTGAACGCATGGAAAAATGCACACATATATAGACACACTCCTATATATATAAATATATTTAAAAAGATATAATAATAAGACAGTTTTTGCGGACGCTAGGATTCATGCGGGGTTGCAGTGTCTGAGACGCTGGAATTGTTGAGTAATTATGGATAGGTAGGAAAATGGTGAGACTAATGCACATTTATGACTTTCGGGTCATTATGACCCGTATTTCTTGCCTCGCTTCCATCTCCTCGACATGCCTGAGCATGAAGCCACGCTTCACATCACGCTCGATCTTCTCCATGTACTTGGGGCGTTGCTCGTTGTTCCACTTAGCGAGTGCGATTTCTTTGGGTGAGTAGTGATTGAATTTGGACATGAGGTTCTCCTTGAATGTTAATGAGAGTGATTCGCAATACGATTTGCGTTAGACAAGAAACGAAACACCGAGAGAAGCTCTTTCTCTCAGGTTCGCAGAAAAAACTGGGTCACAGTGACCCGAAAATCATGCAACGAGAGCTTTCAGGGCTTTGCGTTGCTCTGCGGGTGTGAGCTTGTTGAAGGCTTCGATGATTTTCGCAACAGGGTCAAGCGGTTCTTTCCTTGCGCTTGAGGTTCTGCGTGTAGTTCCCTCGATCATGTGCATCATGTCACGCACCACAGTCTTCGTGGTTTCATACTTAGGGTTCTTCGTGATGAGTGACACCTTACCCGTGACATCATGCACCTTGAAACCCGCTTTACCCACTTCCATCTTGGTACATGCCCACTCGATGACGATAGGTCTGCATGCTTCCACTGTGGTGTAACCCGCATCCTTCATGCCCTGTATGAGCTTGACCCGTGAGTCAGCGAATGTATTGAGTGTGTTAAATGCTTTTGCTTTGTTTGTCATGTTGTTTCTCCTTGAGGTTGATTGAATTGCCTAGGGCTGACTACCTTAGACAACTTCTATTGTGCATACACCCCCTTTTGATCGCTATCGAGAGCCTTTATCTACCCCTTTTCCCTACCTTTTCGGGTCACTTTGACCCTGTTTTGGGGTGTTTTTGGCTGTATTCGACCCCTACCCTACCCCCACCACCACATATAGGCGATGCCACCCCCTGTCACATACGAACACTGTTCCATAACCGCACAACAAACTTTGTAATAACTTAGTACTAAAAAGGCACCCCACAAAAATTTTATAAAAATTTAGAAATACCTTTGTCTAACGTTTGACTCCCCCTCTGTACAGACGAAAAAAAGCCCCGAACCTTGCGACTCGGGGCTAAAGGATGGCAATCAACCATCAAGGAGAAAGCAAGCGCTTGCGCACCCACTCGATTTGAGTGTACATTATCTACATCGCAGGTTCAAGGGCTTATGCGCAGAATGTTAGACCACTTAATCAATTTCGAACCCGAAGTGCACGAGCACTCAGGCGACTTCGTCCCTATGGATAAGACAGATCCGGCGGATGCCGTGGACGGCATGGTCAAGACAGTAGACTGGCTCAAAGAGTTAGGCGCTGTGGACACAGATACCTTGGTCAATGGGGCGCAAAGCCAAGCAGCACGTACTGCTTTCACCAACATCGTCACCGCCAAACCTGCAGAAATCACGCATAACTCTCTGGCTAATATAAAAGTGCCCGAAGCCGTGCAGAAACTCGTAGGTATGCTTTCAGCCTATGACTGGGAATTTGTACAGCAAGCTAAACATATCCGTGGCTACACAGTGGCCAAATTGGTAGAAGAAACCGAACACCCTAACGCCAATGTACGCCTCAAAGCACTGGTTGCCCTAGGCAAAGTGACAGAAGTGGGCTTGTTCACAGAGAAGATTGAGGTCAAGAAGACCGAGATGTCAGACGTTGAGCTTGAAAATCGTATTAAAGAAAAGCTTAATAGGTTCATGGGTGTTATAGATGTCATTGATGTGAGTGACGAAAGTTCCAATGAAGCGTGACGAATTTACAACACTCAGTAAGATCGAGCTTGAGGCCATGCAGAAGGCGCTCCCCTATATGAGCGTGCAAGAGAAGATGGAATTGTTTGACGACTTGGAGCTTCGAGAGAAACGCGCCAGTTTAAAAGCAGCCAGCACCAACATGCTGGGGTTTGCCACTGCGGTATACCCCGGATTCAAAGTTGGCCCACATCACAAGAAGCTGGCCAAGATATTTACAGACGTAGTTGAGGGTAGGAAGAAGCGTGTGATTATCAACATCGCGCCTCGTATGGGTAAGTCTGAGTTCTCGTCTTACCTGTTCCCCGCGTACTTTCTAGGCAAGTATCCTGATAAGAAGATCATCATGGGCACGCACACTGCGGGTCTATCTGAAGACTATGGCAGACGCATACGTAACTTGATCGATTCTGATGAATACCGTGAAGTTTTTCCGCAAACCTTGGTGGCAGACGATCAGAAAGCTGCCGGTAAGTGGTCTACAAGCGCTGGCGGTCAGTACTATGCTGCTGGTGTCGGGGGCGCTCTTGCTGGTCGTGGTGCTGATCTGTTCGTTATTGACGATCCTCACTCGGAGCAAGACGTAAAGTCTAACTCTAGACTCGCGTTTGATACCGCTTGGTCTTGGTTCCAGACGGGCCCCTTGCAACGTCTGATGCCGGGTGGTGGGATTATCATTGTGATGACCCGTTGGTCGCTCCTAGACCTGACTGGGCGCCTGATTGACTACCAAACCAAGAACCCAGAGGCTATTCCATGGGAGATTGTGGAGTTGCCGGCCATTCTGAACGAGGACGAGGACGACGAGAAGTCACTTTGGCCTGAACAATGGTCACTTGAAGCGTTAAAGTCCACAAAAGCCAGCATTGACCCGCGTTATTGGAACGCGCAGTACATGCAGCAGCCCACATCTGAGAACTCGGCCATCGTTTCACGCAGAATGTGGCGTATTTGGGAGCCGGATGACCCGCCAAGGTGTGAATACATTATCCAGTCGTGGGATACGGCGTTTGAGACCAAGAATACATCCGACTACTCTGCGTGTACAACGTGGGGCATCTTCTACAACGAGGAAGAAAATGACTCGCCCCAACTTATCCTACTGGATGCGTTTAAAGATCGCATGGCTTTTCCTGAACTTAAGGTGGTGGCGCTTAAGCAATACAAAGAGTGGGAACCGGATGCGTTCATTGTGGAGAAAAAGGCATCTGGGGGGCCGTTGATTCAGGAACTCAGGGCGTTGGGCATACCTGTGCAGGAGTTCAGCCCATCAAGGGGCAACGATAAGATGGTGCGTGTCAACGCGGTTGCGGATTTGTTCAGTTCAGGTAAAGTCTGGGCACCCGACACACGCTGGGCACGAGAAGTGATTGAAGAGCTAGCCGCGTTCCCAGTTGGGGAGCACGATGACTACGTGGACACGACAACACAGGCGCTGCTACGCTTTAGGCAAGGCGGCTTTATCAGTTTGGACACGGATGAGAAAGATGACCTTGCGATCTTTCACCGCCGGAAACACGAATACTACTAGGAACACACATGGCAACGAACATCGACAAAGCGCTGTACCAACAACCAATGGGCATTGACGCGCTGGGT